GAACAATCGACCGTAGTTTGACACAGAGTATCGATGAGTTTCGGTATTATAAAATACTAACTTACGAAACTCTTCTCCAGGCAATAGTTCTGGATAACCTGTGTAACTACGATCTGCTTTTTTTGGATTTGCTCTACCGTCTACTTTCATTTGAATTCACAACTCATCATAATCTCTGTTAGACATGCGAGCATGTTCACTTCTTGATCAGGGACAACAGAGATATCCCTCATGTATTTGGCAATGATAAGAACTGCCTCAGGAATAGAAGCAGGTTTCATTACGTTGTAGATACTGTCATAGATCTTACGCATCACCATACTAGGATCATTGTCCATGTGTTGAACAACCCAGTTCTTGACAGTGGTGAACTCTTTCTTCTTCAGAGAAGTCAGAAGACTGTCAAGATTAACATCAGCGACATCCACGAGAATAGCAGAAGTAATACTTCCAGTAGCGGCATACCTTTGGCACTCATTAATAAGGCGACGCCAATCGGGATAATAACGTTTAGTGATCTTAGCGAGAACCTTATCTTCATACTTGATCTGCTCATGATCGAGGATAGTTTTTAGACGAGTAAAGAACTGACCTTGAAGACCAGTTGCCTGCTCAGGTTTGATCCTGAAGTCAACAACCGTGCAACGTGAGTGCAGCGGTTCGATGATCTTGTTAATGAAGTTACAGGTGAAGATGAAACGACAGTTGCCATGAAACTCCTCCACAGCGGTCCTGAGCGACAGTTGAACGTCGTTAGTGGTGTTGTCTGCCTCATCGATGATAACGACCTTGTGGGACGCTCCAGAGGTCAGAGAGATGGTAGTGGCAAACTGCCTTACACGGTTCCTCACGGTGTCTAGGAAGCGTCCTTCATCTGATCCGTTGATAACGATGTAAGAGGCACCAATCTCCTCACACAGCGCCTTAGCGATGGTAGTCTTGCCCACACCTGCAGTGCCACTCAGCAGCAGGTTAGGCAGTTCGCCCTGGTTGACGAAACCCTGAAACACATCTTTGATGGTGTCAGGGAGAATACAATCTTCAACAATGTTAGGTCGATACTTCTCAACCCAAAGAAACTCTTTGCTCATTCAAGTGGTCTCACGAATTCATTTACAATAATATCAGACGCTTCAAGCGTCTCTTTCATATATTCTACACCTTTTTCTGGTGTAGTGTGGTCACCACACGTAAAGGCATCACAAACTGCCATGCCTTTCTCTGGCCAAGTGTGAACACTAATATGACTTTCACCAAGCATCGCGATGCCAGTAAGTCCTTGTGGTTCAAACTTATGCACAGATAAGTTTAGGAGGGTGGAGTTGCATTCTTTTGCTGCACGATACAGCATCATTCGCATAAACTCTTTGTCCTCCATTCGATCTACATTACAACCTTTCAAAGTAAACAGGATATGTTTCAAGGTTCTAGTGCCACATAGTACGTCAGATCGATTGTACTATGCTGCCACTCAGAAATCAACGACTTGGAGACTTTGACCGAATAGTCGCCAGGGAGTACACGGATGTTATCAATCTTGAGATCAAGACTAAAGGTGCCCGACGTACAACCTGCCACGGTGATATCGTAAGTATTACTGGTATCATTTTCTTTATCGCGGAGGATAATTTTGATAGTATCTAGTCCTTCTTCGGACTGAAAAGTGAGGTCGGGAAGACCGTACACTGCAGATGCCTTGCGAAGTGCAAGTAGATCTTCAGCAGAAAGAGTGAACTGAATATCAGCACCAGGGAAATTTACATTCCTTTCTGGAGCACTCTTGAGCGTAATCTCAGGATCCGAGAAATAGTATTTTGCAGAAGTGCGCCCCCCGCGAATGCTAACGAAATCGTTAGAGGTGAACTCGAGCTGAGGATCGTTAAAAAGAGAGATACCCCCAAGAAACTGACTGAGATCATAAATTGCGAAGTCAGTAGGAAATACTTCTTCGCCAGTAAACTTTGCGAGTATGTTCTCTGCATTGCTAATTGTGCGTACTGTGCTTCCTTCTCGGAATACGATGGACGAGTTGATCGTGGAAAAGTTCTTGAGGACATCGAGAGTTTGTTCAGATAGGATAACTTTGCTCATTGGTTGTAGGTTTCAAGGGTTGTAGATTTGTCAGAGAAGTGAAGAAGAAGCAGAGCGTAGTGGAGGATCTTGATGATATCACGGCGGGCAGTGCCCTTCTTATCATACCGTGATGCATACTTAAGAATGTTGCTTCTGCAAAATGCTTCTGCATCACCACATGCTTCAATCAAGTCTAACGTTTGAATGCTGTCATTACCAGCAGAGTAGTGTTGTCCATATGTTCCAGTAATGTAATCACGTAGCTCTTGGAGTAGAGCATCTTCATTATATTTGTTTGCCATTCACTTATTCCAGATAAGGCGGATATTATCATGGTAGCATTCTTCAAGGTTGCCGTCAAGATCTTTGACAAACAACTTCAGACCCTCGCCACCTAGGATCTTAACAGTCTTGCCGCTGTCTAGAACGGCAAGATTGTTTACATAACCGTGGAACTTATCAGTCCTGAGTTGTGGCATCTTCTTCCTCCGTGTTTACATCAGCATCAATTTTATCATAAAGTTCGATGAATGACTGCTTAGTCTCTTCATCAAAACGGTTCACACAAACCTTGATCGACTTCATACGATCGCCCCAGATAGCATAGGCACGAACAATATGAACAAGACGACGGGTGGAAATAACCTCATCAATACCTCCATCTTTAAAAGTTTTACGAATAATGTCTGCCCAGTTAGCAAGATTGGTGCAGAACTCCTCATCGTTCTTGCCGACAGATGCAGCAATACGAGAAAGGATTTTGGTTTCAATAGCAGGGGTAGGATACTCCTGCTCAAAAGTGAGAGCGAAACGCTCAAGGAATGCTTCGTTGAGCACGTTGGTTCCAATGAACCGACCGTCATCAGATCCCTTACCCTTGGTGTTGGCAGTAGCGATGACGTTGAAACCAGCAGCAGGTTGAACATAGCGACCAGTCTTCTTCAGGAAGATGCCCTTGCCTTCCAGAATAGATTGCAGACACAGGATCTTGTTAGATGCCAGGTCAACCTCATCTAGAAGCAGCACAGCTCCCCTCTCAAGAGCTTCCACCACGGGTCCGTTATGCCAAACAGTGTTGCCATCAACAAGACGAAACCCACCAATAAGATCATCCTCGTCGGTTTCAATGGTAATGTTTACACGGATCAACTCCCTATTTAGATCAGCACATGCCTGCTCAACAGAGAAGGTCTTGCCGTTTCCTGACAGACCAGTGATGAAAGTAGGGTAGAAGATACCAGACTTGATAATCTTCTTCACGTCAGTGAAGTTGCCGAAAGGAACATAAGTGTTGTCCTTGCTAGGAACGAGGTTCACTTGAATAGCAGGAGCAGCAGCAGGTGCTTGATAAGTCTGCTCAAGTTTTTCTTGAACAGTCAGGTTCCACTTACCAATGCCTTGCTTGTAATCCTTGAGGCGCTTTTTGACAGTAGCAAGAGAGCAGTTGAAGTGCTCAGATGCTTCAAACAATTGCTTCGTGTTTACCTCAGTACCGCAGTTATCGGTAAGGTAAGAAACGAGGTCTTCAGTAGAAACGGGAACGGGAGCGAAAGGCATGTGTCTTTGTTGTGTATGAATATAGTATAAGGGGTGTGGGTGTCTTGTGGGACACCCCTAGACCAGTTTGTCAACTGACATACTCAATGAATGAACTGAGCAGTTTCTTGTTTGTGGACTTGCTGCCAAGCATTTTCTTGAATGCTTTTGTGATCTGTCCTTTGGATGCTCCTTCATCAACATTGAATTCAGTGCTCTCATTCAAGGAGTTGTTAGAGATAGCGTACAGAGCGGTGAACGAGATAGGGTTCTTGATAATAGCAGACTTCTCTTTCTTCCACTGCTTCTGGATCTGAGAGTAACCCTCAAAGTTTGCATAGCGACTGACGAAACCCTGCAGTTGGTTGCCAGCAAGAATTCGGAAACCAATCACATTCACATCAGGGTTACGATCGCGCAGTTGCTTGATAAAGATGTTAGTAACATTGTCATAATCAAATGCTTCATAAGTGATACCAGTCTTGCGATCACGAAGGGTCTGGTGGAAGTCAATTCGACGAGGACGAACAGAATACTCATCTTTGTGATCAAGATAGATCTCATGACCGTATGCTGCTGCACAACTTTCACCGTCAGACAGAACACAGACATTGACTTTCTGCAAGTCATTCTGTTGCTTGAACTGAGGAATGATGTAGTTAAGGGTAACAATCGCTTCGTTCAAAGGAGTGCCAGAGAGTTGCAAACCAAAGGTAGAGTTGTAACCAGTGTATTCTTTGTAGCAAGATGCTTCACGATAAAGGTTCTTACACTGACGCTCATACTCACGAGCGTTAGAACGAGAAGAGATGAAGTTTACCATGTGGAAATACTCTTTGTTGACATACACAGTGTTCTTCTCAACACCAGGATAATCATAGTCAATGTAGTTTGTTTCGCCTGCCATTGCTCGCTTAGCAACAACCCAGTCGTTAGTAAATGCATAGACTTCAAATGGGATCTGAACTTTCTTACAGAATGCAGTCAGGTTCAGGACTTGCTTGACTGTAGGAAGAATTTCATTTGCCATAGAACCAGACCAGTCAAGGACAAACAACAAACCATGGTTCTTACCATCAGGAAGAACGGTTACTTTCTTGAAGATATCTTCGTTATAACGATAAGTGTGTAGCTTTGAAGTATCAAGCACACCAGTCTTAGATTGACCAGCACGAGCGTAAGCGTCAGCAGACTTACGACACTCAAACTCTTTGACAAGATAGTTTACCTCCTTCTGTGATTGCTTGCGGAATGCATAATAACGATTGTCAACAATCTCATAGACTTCAGGATCTTTCGCTTGACTGTCAATCCAGTCATGAACGGTAGTCCAATCAACAATGATATTATCTAGGTCAATTGCATCAGGAATTTCAACATATACTGGATTGTTGACATGGCGAGAAGAGAGTTTCTCAGATGCATTGTCAAATGCACGTTGGGTTTCTGAAGTCTCAGAACCACCTTCACCTACTTCATCATCTTCGTCATCCCACTCATCGATTTCTTCTTCATCATCTTCGTTCTCGATAGGACCAGCACTGTTGCTACCTGCTTGAGGCATTGCTTCTGGTTGCTTCTCTTCACTTTGCTGCTCAGTTTCTTCGGCATCGTTACTTTCAGTTTCACCCTCTTCAGGTTGCTGACCTACAGGCATCTCTGCTACTTCTTCAGTCTGATTGCTGAAGTTGTATACATCAACAGCGATCTGCAGAACATCTTCAAAGGTCTCGGCAATGTCAGTGCGAGCAACAAATACCTGCTCCTCAATAGAGAAAGGGATCATTGCACTAGCACCGATCTTGAAGTGCAGGTTGATACGGTCAATCAAACTGAACTTTGTAATATCATGTTCAGCAACATCAAAAAAGTCTCTGTCATTCAGTTCTTTGTAACCACCAGCAAATGACTTACGAAGACCAGGAAACTTGCGCTTCATCAGTTTCTCGATGCGAGCGTCCTCAATGACGTTCACAAAGTCTTTGGGGCAGTCAGCAACACCACGCCAGTCTTCATTAGGAGTGA